CGACCACCGGAACGAGTTTTCTTTTCAAAACCAAAACCCAATCTATCTCTTGTTTGGCTTATGATAATCAAGATAGAACCACTCTTCTTGAGAGGTGTGAGCAACCTACGCAAATTGGCTGAATTCTTTTTGGCCTTACCGTCTGTATAAGCACCAGCAACCTCTTTACCTTTTCGTAAGGCCTCTTTAGTCTTATCGAACTTGCTTATTTCTTCTTCTGAACTTAGGCTATCCATTGAATCTAAAACATAGATAAATGGTTTACCCTTTTTGATAGCATCGTCTACGTTGAAATAAAATTCTTCTATGGTAGAAGAAAATAATGGGACATCCTTGTCCCCATCGGGAGGTTCCATCCTTTTGAATACACTCTCCCCGAAGAATTTTTCGATATCCATCATAGCCCCTCCTTCGTTATCGTCATAGATAAATCTAAAATCATCGAATTTGGGGTCGGTACTTGCTTCTGCTAGACAGGTAAGAGACAAAAAAGTCTTACCGCTTGTAGAATCTCCTATTATGATATGATATTTACCTTTAGCAAAACCGTGATAAGGGTGTCCAGTACAAGCTAGATTTAGGAGTGTACTGCCAGTGCTAAGGAAAGATAATTTCTTTTTTTCCTTTTTTCTTGTCAATGCTTTTTCTATATCTTTTGTTTTAATCATTTCCGTTTTTTCTTCTCAGACTTAGATGTTTTCTTCTCTTTCTCTTCATCTTCGTCAAAAGGGATATCATCATCCTCATCATCATCAAAATCATCATCATCCTCGTCATCAAAATCTTCATCTTCGTCTTCATCCTGTTGTTTTTTCTTTTTATTAGATTTAGATTTCTCAGACTTAGATGTTTTCTTCTCTTTTTCTTCTTCATCTTCGTCATCAAAATCTTCATCTTCATCTTCGTCATCAAAATCTTCGTCTTCATCCTGTTGTTTTTTCTTTTTATTAGATTTAGATGTTTTCTTCTCTTTTTTGTCCTCATCTTTGTCATCATCTTCGGCTTCGAGGAGTATTTTCTTTAGTTCGTCGTAAGGAATTATCTTAACCATTTCATCCAAGTTATGGACTTCTTCTAAGATGTCTTTATCATAATCTTCCCTACGTTTGAAGTCGATGGAATCTATTGCATAGAAAGCTCTTTTATCAAAATATTTTTCTTCTACACCAAGTTTTAGGGTGGAGCCTCCTTCCAGGTCGGCAAAATGGTCATAATCATCATCTTCATCAGCATTTCGAATACGAGCATCGAGTGCTTTGCCAAACAACCACCAAGCAATATCCCATATTTGGACACCTTTTTCTCTATCTCGAGTATCTATGACATTGAATAATTGTCTTTCCTTTGGAGCCAGGCTTTTGATAAGATTTTCATCGGCATCGGGGTCTTTTGCCAACTTGGCTCGAAATTCGCAAATGGGGCATCTCTCGTTGGTTGTCTTTCGTGGGCACACATAAGAACTTTGTTCTGCTCCTATACCGCGGTGAACAAAATAAGTTCTTTCGTAGTGAAACTCTCCCTCATCGGCCCACGGATTTCCTTTGCCTACCGGATATGGAAGGATATCCAATCGAATCGGTTTATCGCTCTTTATTTTGAAGAATTTCACTCCTTCCGGTACGTTCAAAGAGGTTATTTCAAACCCTACTCCATGTTCTTCTGCTCTTCTTTTTGCTGCACTAGCTGTACTTCTCTCTTTTTTTCTTCTTTTCTTTGACATATTATGTCTCCTTCAAAAAATTATTGTTTTTTTCGTAAATTTTCTTCTTTCACAAACTTTTTAGCATTCAGGTAAGCTACCGTCCCAAATTTGACACAGAAATATACTAATATAGGCATCACGATTGTAATGAGTAAAATTGAGAGTAAAAACTTCATCTTTTATTCCCTTTTATTCCTTTTTCTTCCCTTTCGCCTTGCAGCCCCCTTTTCTATATCGTGTACAGCTTCCTCCGACTCCGAGTCTATAGGTTTAGGAGTAGCAAAATAGTTTTGACCATGTAGGCTGACTAACCGTTCCAAAGCACTCTTACGATGATCTAGAGCAGAAACTGCTGCTTGTACCATGTCTACTCTGTGTTTCTTTTCTCTGTAATCCTTCATTGCATTTTGATATAAAGGTTGTAGAAGAATTGTATTGGATATTAGAGTCTCGGTCGTCTTTCCAGGTAATCCGAAAGCATCAGAGTCGTCTCGAATATTTTTATCTATTGTGGCTTTTAGTACATCTAACTCGGCCTTGGCTTCCTCTAACTCTTTTCTAGCATCTGCCAACTCAGCAGCATACTTAAAGAAAGTCTTGGGTTGACCTATCCACTCTTCGTCGAGTCTGTTTAAATCTATATCGAAAAAATCAAATTCTGTTTCTCTATCCATCATGATTATATCCTTTCATTCCAAATGTTTTTTCAGTTTTATTATAGCATAAGATAGATCCGACAAAAAAGTTTCTACAGTACTTTTAAGACTATCGAATTTCTCTTCTGCTTCGTGCATTGCTGCTTCTGCATCTGTCGCTTCTTGTTGTGCTCCCCTTATTTCTTCCTCTCCCCTTTCTAGAGTCTTGAGTTCTTTTGTTAAATTATCTATCATCTCTACATTGGTTGCTAATTGTTCTCGCAGTTCTGTTAAGTTCATAATTTTTTTACCTCAAACTCTTATCATACGTCTCCTTCTATACTATATTATCGTCTTTTTCAACGATAATTTGAAAGAAAAATTGGAAAATTTATTATGCTATTAATCCTTTAATCGTTTGTTCCAACTATGAGTTCATAACAAGCTGCTACTACACCCGCCATTTTACAATCGTAGAAATGGTCTCGGAAGGTATCTATCATTAAATAAGCCCTACCCGAAAGTTTGCCTCCCGATAATAAGACGTTTCTTGCATAACCTAAAACCATCCATCTAATTTGCTCTGGGTCCTCATCCGAGGTTTCTTTTAGTATTTTAGCCATGTCTGGCCATTTCGTACTTGGATTGAGTAAAGCCCTTGCTATTATAATAGCTTGAATCTCGGCTGTGGTAGCCTTGATAGATTCTATCATGTCCTCTTTACTATCTAATTCTATTACTTGATTGAGAAGAACAAGAGCCTTACGAGCAGAGCCGTCGCTGCTTTCTATTATCTTCTCTATTACCTCCTCGGGTATTTTTACTTTCTCCAACTCACAAATGTGAGAGAGTAGATTAGACATAGATTTACTATTCAAACTTCTAACCACAATTTCGGTGCATCGTGTTTTTATTGTCTTTTTCAACTTTTGAGGGTCTGTAGTTGCCAACATGAAATAAACATGGTCGGGAGTATCTTCTAGCATTTTGAGGAATGCGTCTTGGGCATCCCCTGTCATTTTGTGGGCTTCATCTATCAACCATATTCTACATTTACCGCTGATGGGAGCTTGGTATAGATGGGAACGAATGCTTCGCACCATTTCTATGCCTCTAAAATCTGCACAGTCTAGTTCTGTAAAATCATGTTTACCGCATTTGAGTTTCTTTCTTAATATTCTAGCAAGTGTGGTTTTTCCACAACCCGATGGGCCTGTAAGGAGTATAGCATGAGGTAGATTTCCATTTTCGAGCTTCGTTTGTAGAATTTTGACGGAGTTGTCTTGTCCTACTATCTCTTTGAATTTGGTTGGTCGATATTTACGGTATAATTCTTTCATTACAAATAAATCCTATATAAGAGGTTTTGGTTCAACTCTTTCTATTTCTATCCTTTTTCTTGCTAACTCACAATAATTCTTGTCAATTTCTATACCTATCCACCTCCTGCCTTCTCTTTCTGCTGCAATACAAGTCGTTCCACTACCTACAAATGGGTCGAGGATAATATCCCCAGGTTTGGTAAAATCCCTGATAATAGCAGCCATCAACCTTATTGGTTTTTGAGTGGGGTGGTATCTGGGCTTACAGGGATTATCATTATTTACTGCCCCAGCGTGCATTACTCTATATATCTTATAGTATCCTGATTCTTTACTCACCCAAGCAATCTCAAAATCACTTCCTATGGCTTTATCTGCATTAGGATTAACTCTCTTATCCCAGCAAAGCCATCTGCCCTTATTTGGAATTTGTAACCAAAAGTTTTCTGCACCAAATATAATCTTTGTCTCAGGTCTATCAAATAGAAATTGGAAATCCATTTGTTTCTCATCACCTTCAAATATCTTTTGCTTCTTTTCTCCTTGCCTTGTCCCTTGTATCTTTGCGTAGTTTATACCATAAGGAGGGTCGGTCAATATCAAATCTACAGGAGGTATCTTTTTTAATACTTTCCTACAGTCACCCCATATAATTTTTCCTATTGGAATGCTCATACTCCTTTCCATTTTTCTAAAAGTTCTATTGCTTTTGTGAGTTCTGGGGAATACCCTCCTTGAGCCCATTCGTCGAAATTCCCATTGATTTGATCTTCCTGCCATTTTATGGTAGTTGTCATCCACTCAAGAGTTTTTATGGTTTGCACTTTCAATTCTTCCATTTCTTTTTCATTCATACTTCACTTCCTCTTTTAGAAACCACGATTTTCCAACAGGTGCTACTTCTATCTCCACCTTTAGAGGAACGATAATATGATGCCAGTGCTTGCAAATATCCACAGTCATTACCTGCCTTACTATTTCCATATAATTGTTTATATCTCTTTCATGTACATCGCTTACTATACTATCGTGAATTTGACCAATAATATAGCCTCGAATTTTATATTTTTTCAACAATTTTTGAATGCGTATTAAGGACCACAGCAACCAGTGGAAGGCTGAGCCTTGTACAGGATAGTTTATGACTTCATTTCTGCCGTATATACCTTCTATTCTAAAACCTGTTAGCGTATCGAAGTACCCTTTCTTGAGATATTTATGATACCAATCTTTCTTCCATTGACCATAAACCTTGAACCGCCTGTTCCAAAAATCATATTCTACCTCTTGAAGATGTTTTTCAAAGGTTCCTTTTACAGGAGAATCTTCAGGGTTGCATCTGCCCAATTTAGATATACCTTTTGTTTTCAAATGCTTGCGTAAACTTTTACCATCTTCTCCTTTAAGCTTCATTTCTCCTATAGCTTTCCATAGACTTTTAGCACAGTGGATATAATAATCACCGTAGAATTGGGGAAATACAAACATATTCTTTCCACAGTATCGAATATCCTTCGAAATCTCTTTCTTTGGTAGCATAAAGCACTCACCCGCCATATCTCTATGTAGGTCCTTTTTTTCGTCCTTTATGTACGAAACCATCCTCGGGTCTTTGTGATAGCAAGCAGCACAGCAGATTTCTGCTCCCGAATAATCTGTTTCTACTATTTGATGGTTTTTAGTTCTTGGTATAAAAGCTCTTCTAACCAATTTTGCTATTTCGGGGTCTCGAATAGGCATGTTTTGAAAGTTGGGGTGGTCGCTGCTGCCTCGGTAGGTTCGTGGTATGTGAAGATTGAAGAAAGGATGTAGATAACCGTCAGTAGTCTCGCGAAGAATGCCTTGTAGATATGTAGATTTTGCTTTCTTGAGCTTTTCCAATTTGAGAAACTTCTTAACAAAATCTATATCAACTGTATTCAAAGTGGCTGCGTCCGCCTTAGGTCTGCCTGTCTTTGTATAAGCTGGACAAGGGTAATCCATTATAGAGAATAGAATTTTACCTAATTGCTCCCTAGAACCCATATTAGTTTTTAATCCATATTCTCTTCGCCATCTCTTAAAGATTTTGTCCTGCTCCATTTCGTACCGTAAATCGTCCATCTTACGATTGGTATGAGTAATAGCACGATTGAGGTAGTCGGTGTCGATCTTCATACCGTTTGCTTCCACTTGCGATAGAGCTACACAACCATCGTGGAGTAATTGATATCCTTTGTCTGTTATTGGTATCATTTTTTTATTATTTTATCTATTTTGATTATGATGTCACATAAAGACATCATTTGGTTGGATAATTTTATTAGCCCCGATACAGGCACCGCCCGCGATGCTGCTACTACTCTTTTGAGGTTTTTAGATGTTTTTGCAGCATTCTCTCGTAGTTCTTTTATTTCATCTATCGTCATTTTATTTCCTTTCTGTTCTTAAATTGTTTCATCTGCTTCATCGCCACTTTATATTCCAAAAGGCTGTCTAGAGCGTTGTATATTAGTAAATCTTTCAAGTCTATTTCATCTATCCTATTGAGTTTAGAATTCTTCGTAGATTGGAGAAGAGGAGATATATGTTCATCGTAAGACTCTGCTCCTAGCAATACAAAAGATTGAAATTTGATGCTGGTTATTTTAGGGGAATTATCCAAGACGTGTGCAGCAATCATCGTATCCCATAACCAATTCTTAACCGGGTGCCCCATTTTAGCTCTTGTCCATCTGTCCTCAAACTTCATATTACTTGCTATCTTAGGCATAGATGATTTGAGTATTTGGTCCATTGCATGTATTGCTTCTCCTTCCCATGGAAAGGCTATTGTTTTATTTCCCCTCCAACATACGGAACAAGAAATTATTTTGGTGCCTTCCCCCTCAGGCTTCAAGCAGTTGGTTTCATAGTCAAAAGCTATAGGGCCTCCTTTGCTCATCATCTCTAATAGTATTTGGGAGGCTTGCGATGGATTCATTATTATATCTACTTGGTCCCTATAATTAGGGACTTCTTTCCAAGGTTTAGATTTAGATTTTCTTACGGCTGTTTTCAAGTGCTTCTCGAAGAACCTGTTCAGAACTCTATCATTTTTTCTCAATAGGTAGGCAGGATGGTAGGTACAGATAATCCAGGTATTAGGATTATGGCAAGGAATTTCGTAGTCTGTCCATTTACTTAGAATTCCATCATCTTCTTTCCATAGAACAGATATCAAAGATTTGATAGCTATTTTTCCTAATAGAATAATAACATTTGGTTGGCATTGTTTTATGGTTTTCATTAGATTAGGACGACAAGCTTCGATTATTTCGTCGCTTGGTGTTGGATTATTCTTTTTGTAGCAAATAACAGCATTGGTTTTCCAACAATCCTTATCTAAATCTACGTTCATTTTCTTCAAATGTCTTCTCAGTAATTGACCGGACTTTCCTATCAATTGAATACCCTTTTTATCCTCTTCTTCTCCAGGGGCTTCTGCTACGATTAATATTTTCTTATGACCTTTACCGGTAACAGGCATCTTAGGGGATATACAATCCTTATATCGACCGCACAAACCACATCGAGCATTCGTAGGAACCTTGTCTTTACTTCGGAAACTGGATGATGAGAAAAAGCCCTTAGGCATTATTTTTTGTCCTTTGAGATACTTTGTAGAACAGTAATATATTCATAATTCCCAGTAGCTATTTTCAACTTATCTTCAGCTATTTCGCACGAGTTATGACGACGAAGTAAGTCTAAGAACAATCCAGCAGATACATTGAAGGATAAAGACTTCCCTTTATACTTTATATTTTTTACCTCTTGATAATATCCAGACGACCCTTCTCCTCTGATGCGAAGTTTGTCGGGTATAAGATTTATCTCTACTCGGTCGGTTTCTACACCTTCTGCAGAGAATATTTGAGCCTTCTCCACTGTTTCTATTAGTCCTTTCGGAAACTTGGTTGGAGTTCCTTTTATATCTAATAGTTTAGATAGCTTTGGATAGTCTTCTGTCCAACGACGACAACTCAACATAAGACCAGAGGGATTCCTAAAGTGAATCCAATTCTTTGTCTCACTAAATTCTGACATATCCAAATTTGTAATATACCTTATAGTTTCTTTCCTTACGAGTGTAGGTTTATCTATTTCTATTTTTATCTTATATCTGGCAGCTTGGTAACCATCACAGGCTTCTATCCATTTGGGTGTAATATGAACACAAGTTAGAGCAAATCTAGTCTCGTCTCTCCCAGCACATCCTTGAATAGAGGATAAAGCACTTGCAAAGTCTCCTGGTAGTTTCTTCCACTTCTCAGGTTTTTCTTCTCCTATCGTATCTATTGGAAGTAGAATCTCTGTATCCATTCTAATACCCACCTTTTTTCGTTTGCCTTTAATCAATAGCTTTTCTTTATCGGTTGTTATTTCTAACGTATCCTCCTTCAGCTTACGAAGGATAGAAATAAGAGGCATAGCTATTACAGCACCCTTGATAGGGAGACAAGCTTTTCGTGTACAAGCTATTTCATCGTTATATGTCATTACCATATTGTCTTGAAAAACAAAGCAAGACGATTGTTCTATTATTTCCCTTGTGGAAATACCCGATAGAACAGATTCCAATTGTTCTAGGAGCTCTTTTCTATTTATAAGCATTTTTTTTGTCCTTTCTTATCCTAAGTTATCAAATAATGATTTTTTATTGTTCTTTGAACTTTCCTTAATTATTTTCCGTCTTTCTTTCCGTACTTCTTCTATACTCCTACCAGTTAGGCGAGATATTATGTTAAGACTTCTTTTCCATTTAATAGCTATTCCAAAGCATCTTCTTTCGTTTTTATGTAAAGGCCTTCCCGTTCTATTGGGTAAACTATCGAACGAAGGCAAACATATTAATCGTTTGTCTTTTATATTTACGAAACCTTTGAACAATCTACAAACTTTCCTTTCTATAGCTCGTCCTTCCATTGTCCTAATTTCGTTTAACTTTACACCCCTTTTTCTTAATTCTCTTTTTGTGAGAGCATTGAGAACACCAGTGATTTTATTGTAAGATTTTCCTTCCAAAAATAAATAGGTTGCAAGTAATTGGTTACTAGGAGTCCAATTCATTTGTTGGTTCTTAGGAATAGGGTGGCTTCTGTTTTCCTTTTTAGTTCCTTCCATTATTTACCCTCTGCTTTCGCTATGGCTTGTTTAGCTATACAGTTATAACAACCGTGAGTTTGCCAATCGTCACAGGCAAAATTGGCAAATGGCCGCAACGCCTCCAGCAAATCAGGGGCGGCAGCGATTAGGCAGGCATTGGCTTTTTGCATTTCTCGAAAATCTACAGATGGAAACTGTATCCTATTGTCATATGAGAGCACAGCATAAACAATACCATCTTCCCCAACTCGCAACTGTGGTCTGAGAGAAACCTCATATATAGGTTGCAATCGTCCTTTCGACATATCTTCTTTACCAATATCTACACGAGCAGAAATATATATGTTGCTACCGGGTTTAGCTTCAAACTTCCACGGTCTCGGTGTGTGTTTATTCATAATTATACCTGCTTTTTGACTACCTTGTCCTTGCTCTAATTTTTACCCATTCTTTC